CCCTGCAGTATGGGATATCTTGTGTCGATCTGTCAAACATAAAAAAAGACCCGCAATTAAGCGGGCCAAGTCGGGCAAAGTTGGGCGGGTTGTTTAGCCTATTGTGATTTTCGCGCCTCTCAAAACATCCTCGACAATTTCGGTCACTTCGTCGGTTATATCGCGCTCGGTTACAATCTCTTCAATCTCGGATTGGAAAGAACTGATGTCGAAATTGTAAGTGATGTCTTCGCGGATTTCGTCAAAATAATCGGTGATATCAAAAGCCGTTTCTTTCGTTTTCAACTGCTCGGCAATTTCGCCGGATACCATTGCGCCAAGCTGGTCTTTTAAAAGTTTAAACAGCGACAAGCGGATATCGTCCAGCAAAATAGACTCTTCTGTATTTAGTGTACGTTGGGCGGCGGCGTCCTCTTTTGATTGCGATAGTTCTTCACGCAAGCTGGCAAGCTCCGCGTCACGGCGTTCAATCATATCGCGCGCGGCGCGGCAAATCGGTTTCGTTGGTGTAGTCTGTTTTTGCAAGTTCCATTTTGTTCTCCAAAACAAAGTTAAGGGGCAAGGTTTCCCCCGCCCCCAATATGCGCCATTGTAAAGCGCAAAGCAACAAAAAAGTTTAAGCGGCAATCCGGTTCCAATCGCGGGCAGGCATATTCAACAGACGACCACCAAGGCGTTGATAATCATCTGTCTGATCGATATCACATTTGTTGCCCGCTGCTGTCACGGCGTTGATAAAGGTTGCCCGCGACAATGGGCGGTGGTTCTCATAGCCCGCTTGTCCTATCGTACTCATAAGACCGTCCAAAACATTTGACGTTTCTTTTTTGGTTAAGCGCATAACGGTGCCCAGATTGTTGACCGTATCGGCGACAGAAAATTCGCCTTCGATCGTGTCGGCGGCGGCTGCTTTCATTTTGTCCAGCACTTGGTCAAACATTTCACGCGATGAATAGGCGGATACCAGATCACGCAATTTTAGATTTAATGCGCGGTTGTCGGCCTCCTGCGCCTCTCCCGATAACAGGCCCCAATCGTCGCTATCACTCGCGCTGGTGATATGGCTGCTCCGCGTTTTGTTCTCGGTCTGCATGCCATTAAGACACGCCAAGGTCCAAAACAGTTGATAAGCCGTCACTGATCCCTGCCCCGTCTCGGAGTTGGAAAACCCTACTCCGTTCGCCATAATATCTGAAACGTTGGCACCCGCTCCGGTATGAACAAGCGATTTAAACCGCATGTACAATTTGCTGTCGCTAATATTAGCTTGAACAACCTGAAACTGGCTGTCGTTTTCCATAATCGACGGCAATACAGTCTGCAACATATCGTTATTGTCATAAGTTTTAAAACGGTCTGACAATAAAGCTCTGGCGGTGCCGTTGGTTTCGTCGGTATCCAAAAAAGTTCGCAACATCTTGCGCTTGGGTTCTTGATCAAAATGAGCGTTGATTAGCGTATCAAACTCAGCGGGGTAATGATCTTGCAAACGTCGGGCGGTTCTAGTTTCAATATCGCAATGTGCCGCCAACTGTTGGAAAGCAACCGAATTGATGTCAAGGTGCCGTGTGGGTTCGCCGCCTTTTGCTTCAATCACTAAAGCGGGGCGGTTTGTTTCGGGGTCGGTTACTTTCTGCAAGTCTGATGTCGGGGTCAAAAAGTCTGCTTTGCGGGCGGCTTGGTCCTGAACCTGTTGCATTAACTGGGTCAAGCTGCCGTGCGTGTTCTCAATCGAATGTGACATTGTGTAAGTCTCCAAAGTTAAAGGGGCAGGATTGCCCCGCCCCCTTCATATAGAACCTCGCATATATAATCAAGCGGAAATTTCTAATCGTGCGTTTCCTCGCCAATATCGCCCGCGATATGGTGCCGGATTATGGAACGGGGCGGCAAGCCAGAAACAAAGCGGCGCAATTTATCCCCGTCTGTTTCGTCCTGATCTTGCGCCGCTGTCGCTGTCCAGTGAAGCGCAACGTTTCCCGAACTGGCATAGCAACCGCCCGCCTCATCTGGATTAGCGGCTTTCTTTTTACTCGCACCGTGGGCCGTAAAGCCAACTGCAAAAGTTCTTTCGAGCCTTGCGCATAGTGGATCACCATTGCCGCAATCAGCACAACTAAACCCCGCGATTGTTTCGGCGGGACAACGTACAATCAACGCACCATCAACAGATTGTTTCTTTTTACCCTGCCAGAATTTTTCGCCAACTGTCACAACACAAGGCACTTTAAAGCGCATAAATTTTGCCGCGATTTCTGCGGTTTTTGCGCTATAGTTTATAACCGTTTTATTTGCCGCAAGTTTTCGTTTCCAGTGTAACGGCGAAAAGTGGGAATAGGTGAACGATACACCTTTGGCGGGTTTAGCATCTAAAACAGCGTCAAGATACTCAACATCAATTTTTGACGACCCGCACCCGCTCGGGTTAAATTCACAACTGGCGGGGCAAGTGCCATAGTTGCTACCGTCGCCCGCTCTATATGTGACAGCAATCCCCCGCGTCTTTTTTGCGCGGCTATATTCAACAGTTTTTAACATAGCGTTCTCCAATACATACAAACTCCCATACCTATAAAAGAAAAAAGCCCGCCTGTAAAGCGGGCAGTTTCTAAAGTTCTATCTGCGGCGTTTCCGCGTTGGTTTTTTGCGGTTCGCTCTTTTGCTCAATTCCTCGTAATCGCTGCCGTAAAGCAATCGACCTATCAATTCAAAAATAAACATCGGTTAGGCGTTCTCCCTTTCTTCGGTGGTTTTTAATTCCAGCGTTATGTTGCGGTTAGCCTGATCCACAAAACGCAGATATATATCTTTCTGGAACTGAGCCTTAGTTCGAGTGCTGGCGTTAGTGTGCAATCCGACGTGGCTTTTTACATCCTCCGCCGTAATCGGTCGGCCTTTTAAATCCTTATCGCGAAGCCAAGCCCCGTTGATGGTTTCTATGGCGTGACACCGAACGTAAAATTCTTCCCAATTCTTTTCCGTAATCGCATTTAAGCCAACCGACATGGTGCCCCAAATCAAAGCACTGGTGATAGGCCAGACGGCATCGTCTTGGTAGTCGGCTTTAACGCCGAATAAATCATAGTTTAAACTCATAGCATGTTCTCCATTTTGCTAACCCCTTAACCATATGCGATTATATGGGAGTTATCAAGTCCAAAATGGCAGACCAATCAAAAGGATTTGTGCCTTCATATACAGGCTTGGTTTTTAATCCATCTGTTTTGACCGCGATAGCCTGATCTGCACGATACAAAAGAACAACGGGTTTCTTTCCCCAGTTCTGATGCTGCTTAACCAATATCCAACTACTACTGTGTCGGTGCCTCGTAAGCCAAGAAACTTGATGCGGGCTCAACCGCACCGCGTTGGCCTTGCAAAACTTTAATTCTACAAAATGAAAAAGCCCGCGTTCGTCGCAGATCATAAGGTCTGGTATGCCCTGCCCCACAGAGTTCTCTATTCGAGTGAGGCTTAACTGGGGCCTAATCCTTTTTGCTGCTGTCCTCAACTGCTGGTAAAACGCCGCTTCCGTCGGAATCTTCGGCTGGGGTAACGTCGATAATGTCTGCGCCATTGGTTTCCTTTAAGTCATCCAGTGCTTTCATCACCTCTTCCTTGCTCATGTTGTCGATACTGCCGTGCCTGATCTCCGCCTTGCTGACGTATATATCACCCTGCGCCTGTCCTCGTCTATACTCAGCCTGTACCGCCGCGCTGTACGCCCCGTTTTCGAGGGCCACGTCACGGATTTTCTGAAGGTCACGGACGTGTCGAGAGTAAGTTATGGCAAACCGCTGATCTAACTCATTCCGATACCGCTTTATGGCAGCAACAACGTGCGGGCACTTGTTAGGGTTGGTTAACTCATAAGCGCGGGTGTGGGCGGAACTTTCAGGATAGCCCGCTCTTATCGCGGCTTCCTTGTAGGTTATGTGACCGTCGTTGCTCACAAGCTCTTTTACAAAAAGCTCTTGCTTACGCGTAAGGGGGGAATCTAGCGTTGCAAACTTCCGGCCTCGCGGGTCGCGCCTCTGGGCCTCTCTAACATCGTCGTTCAAATAAACGTGTTTTGCCAAAGGTGGACGCGGTTTCTTGCGTTTAGTTTTCTTAGGCAGCTTTGCAAAGTCTTCGGCTGTTTTCTCAGTCACGGGCCTCTCCAGAACGTTAACTATACAATACCTTCTAACAGCATCTATTATACCCCACCAGAAAAACTTTCGTAACTTTTTTCGTGGGGATTTTGGCTTAACGCAGAAGGCTGCTTAACCGTTTGGGCCAAAAAACTGCCAAAGTAACACCTATCTTTAGTATGGAGTTACCAAAAATGTTACCGTTTTTGCCTCTATTTCTGTTTGATTACAGACGTGTAACTTTTATTACACCGGTAACGCCTATATTTTTCGTTTTTTTTTTTTTCATTTTTCTGGGAGGGTATACTATAAGCGTTACAAACGACACAGGCTCCCACCTAAAACTAAGATGAGAGCCTGATCCGCGATCCTGCCACCTATGTCGAATGGCCTATCGCGTGGGAGTGTTAAGTGACCGCTCCCTGCACTAGGACGGGTAAAAACCCCTAAACCCGCCCTATTCGATTAGATTGATTTCTTTTGGTGGTTCACCCAGTTCGAGCCGGACGATTATTCTGTTGCTTTTCGTATCATACTCAAACGTCATAACGTTTCCGGCGTTGGCGCGTCTTGTCAGCCCTTCGACGGACAGGAGTTTATCGCCCCGCGGTCGGCGGTACAATCGTATGCTTGTCGGCCAATACCCGTGACCATCGTCATAGTACGCCACTAGGGTATTTTTGCCCCCATTTTCTATAAAGTCGTACCCCAACGCTGGGTAGCAATCACGAAAGAACGCTACGACGCTTTTATTGGCGTCTATGATGCTTTTGTTGAGCATTCGTTGTGTGATGTTTATTCGGGCTTTCATGTCTGTTCTCCATAAGATTTACTCTTACACAGTACCGCAAAGTATAGAAGAAAGTCAAGTGCAGTTAAGAACACCCCAGACCCGCTGTCCGTGAACCCATTCGCTCACCACCAGACCCAACCGCCTTAATCGTCGAAGGTAGTAGAGCGCGGCATCTAGTTTCATTTTGGCGCGTTCGGCCACTTCGAGGTCCGTGAGCCACGTTCTTTTGGCGATAACTTCGATGATGGTTTTGAATCCCGTATCCATATTTCTTCCCGTTGTTTTTTAATGACCTCGAACTGTTGTTCCAGTTCTAGGAATTGTTGGTCTATTTCGGAGAATAGTTTAACTGCGTCGGGCATTGCGCACACATTTATTTAGAAACTTATTAGCGTCTTTATGAGCCACTCGGACGACTTGTGCGTGACCGTCATCCAGATTTATGCAGCGCACGATTTTGGGCAGCATATCGTCCCAATCTCCCTGCATATGATATGACCAGACCATGTAGGCGATCAGGGTGGACATTTCATCGGGGTTAAGCTGCGTTGGGCAAGCCTGTATGATGCCTTCTGCCACTTCTGATAGGTGGTTACTCATAAAAACTCCTCCAGTCCCTTAAACATGATTTGATAGCGTCTAGCGCGGCCCACGACCCGTTCTATTGGATCGTCTGTTTCCGCCAATACTTCTTCCAGAGTATAACCTTTTTGGGACAATTCCAGAAGTTTTTGCGCGGCGAGTGAGCGGTTAATTTCCGAGAGCCGCGGTCCGCCGCCCTTGACCTTATTTTTGACGATACCGTAATTAGGTTTTTGGCCCTCGTAGGGTTCCAGCATCTTGGCGTTCTCTATTTTCGCTAGGGTCTTCCATCGTGCCATTACCGTTAAGTCCATAGTTCCCTCCCAGAAACCGTTTAAGCATTTGCATCATAGCCATTGGGGATTTGGCTTTCACCAATTCCCTCAACCGCCTGTTTTCTTGGCACACGCGTTCGTATTCTTCGCGGTGGATCATCATCAGTGCCTAGTTTTCTGGGCTTCTTTTTGCCCTTCTGCGGACAGGGCATCCCAATCTTTAATCAGGTACGGAAGATCGTTTGCCACGCAATATCCAGTCACGGTGTACAGCGCCAACTCGTTCATTTCTGGTTGAATAACGACTAGGAGGTTTTTGCCGTCGTTATCCCTGTCAAGTAGGCGCATAACAAAGTCACTTTTTTCTTCGTCTTCCCATGCCATACAGCCGTCTTCTGTGGTTGCGGCGCACGGTCCGACGATGGCGGACAGGTAGCTTATATGCCAAGCTTTATCGCTCATTCGATTCTCCAAACTCTGAAGCCGCCGCTATGGTGTAGGATGCTTCTCACGGTTACTTTAATCCCGAGGCTTTCTGCTTTTGAATAGATGCCCGCTGGCGCGGTAACATCTGAAACATGAAAACTGTCGCCAACTTCCAAATCCTCTAGGATAGCGAATTTCCCTTTCCGCTGTGACGCGGGAAGGGGGATGTTTTTTTCTATCTTATAATTCATTCGTCAGCAGCCATTCTAATCACGCGGCGAACGTTTGAATTAAGGTCATCCAGAAACCCGCTGGATATTTGAATTTTGCTTTGATCTTTCATGCGGCGTTCTAACAGATAAACGCCTCGGCAGAACTTATCGTTTGCTACGATTTTACCGCTAGTATTCAGCTTACCGTTTGGAAACATGATCTGTTCGCGGTAATTACGATACATAGAAGGCCAGAGGTATTCTTTGTCGTTCTGCAACATTTCAAGCACCGAGATAGCTTCGTAATCGGGCAGTACCCGCCTGTGAACACAGTACGCCATTGCGGCTTTAAACTGAACCGAATTAAAGCACCGATTGTTCTTTACCCAGCGGGTGTTTTTATCGAAGTGGTGCAGGATATCTCCCATATAAGTATCCGCGATCCGCGATACGGTGGCCTCGTCCTTGAGCCGTCCCTCTAATCCCGCGCAGCGCATGAGGTATAGTATGGGCTGCACTAAGTTGCTTTGGTTTAATCCAGTAATGTCTGCGATTGATCGGGATTTACCCAAGTCCAGAGACGC